CCCCTATAAAAATTTACGCTAGCTCGACTGCTTCTAGTGTCCCGCTTGCAGCTAACCTTGATAACACCAACGGTGCAGAGTTAGCGATTAACACCGCAGATGGACGTCTTTTCTACAAGGACAGCTCCGGTGTTGTTCAGACTATGGCCTCTAAAGGCACCGGTTCTATCGGTGGTTCTACTACCCAAGTTCAGTTCAACAACGCTGGTGTTTTGGGTGGTTCTGCTTCTCTGACATGGAGCGGCACAGTATTGACCTCTTCGGGCTTTGCTGGCCCGTTGAACGGTACTGTGGGTGCTACTACTGCTAATACTGGTTCTTTCACCACTACAACCATCGGCACAAGCGAAACCTTGTCTTATGGTACTGCTAACGGCGTGGCTTACCTGAACGGCTCTAAAGTCGTGACTAGCGGGTCTGCGCTTACTTATAACGGCACCGGGCTTGGAATTGGTGTAGCAAGCGCATCCAATCCTTTGCATATTGATTTTGACGGCACGGCAGTACGAATTGTTAGGGGCAGTGCAACTGGATTTTTTTACAACTTAGGAACAGCATCAACTGACGATTTTAGAATTCAATCTAGTGGCGGCGGTGTAGAGACTTATTTTGTAACTTATGCAAAGTGGAATCTTGGCGGCTCCGAACAAATGCGCCTAAACAGCACAGGGCTGGGTATTGGGACGAGTTCGCCTTTTGGCAAGATGCAACTTGCTCAAGCCAATAACACAACAATTAATGGTGGTGCGTACATTAACCTTGGCAAAAGCGAAAATGGTGTTGGTGGCTACCATTTAATTGGTATGGGATACAACGTTGGAACTGATTACGCACCAACATACATGGGGTATGTTGAAACTGCAAATGGTAGTGGTACTGCTGGTGACTTAGTTTGGTTTACACGACCATCAGGAAATGCAAGCACAGTTGCACCAACAGAAAGATTACGCCTCGACTCCTCCGGCAACCTCGGCTTGGGGGTTACTCCTAGTGCTTGGGATAGCACATACAAAGTCCTGCAAATAAGCTCTAGGTCTTCTTTTTACGGCGCTGGTGGCGAGACAAACCTTAACAACAATGCCTATTACAACTCTGGATGGAAATATGTAACCACAGGCGGCGCTGGCATTTATTCGTTAGATGCCAACTCTCACAAATTCTATGTAGCAGCCTCCGGCACAGCAGGTAACGCCATCTCCTTCACCCAAGCAATGACGCTGGATGCTAGTGGGAATTTGGGGATTGGTACTACTTCGCCAAGTTATAAAGTGGATGTTAATGTTGGTTCATCAGGTGGTTCAATAAGGGCATACAACACAGCAAACACTAACACCGCTTCTTTACGTGCTACAAACTCTCAATCGTCTGTTCAGATGGGTGAAGATGGTACTGGTGGGTTTGTTGAACAATTAGGCGCATATCCACTAAGATTTTTTACAAATAACACAGAATGCATGCGTATCGACTCCAGCGGTAACGTGGGTATTGGGACGAGTTCGCCGGGTTATAAGCTAAACGTTGGCTCCACGAGTAATGTGTCTTCACTTGCTGGTGCTGGCATCACGCTGTTTAGTAATAGTAGCCTTACATCAAACATCGGCGGTGTGTTGAACTTTAGGCCGGGGCTTGGTCAAACTATTAGTGATATTTTTAACTTGTCCATCTGTGCATATGACCACAGCGGCGATGGAAATGCAGACGGCTTAAGCATCAACGGCTATGACGGCGTTTCCTTTAGCACAGGCAGCAATTCAAGAAATGAGCGTGTGCGTATCGACTCCAGCGGTAACTTGCTGGTGGGGACTACATCAACTATTGTTGGCGGTACGGCAACAAACGGAATTGTGGTTTCAAGATCGGGTGCTGCTCTTATTACTTTAAACAATACAAACAATACAAATCAAGCATGGTCGCATTTAATTTATGACTCTGGGATTGGTGCGGCTGGTACATATTCAATTGGTCAAATTGTTAACGGAAGCACTGGTGGCCTTGCTGGTGGCCCGTTCACGCCAATACTTAATATGGCAGTTCCTTCTGCCGCCTCAAACACGGCAAAAGTTACTATCGACTCCAGCGGTAACTTGCTGGTGGGGACTACGAGTCTAAACGGCGGCATTAATGGGATTACAAATAATCTTAATACGATGACAACCCGTAATACGGGAGCAACCGCAGGTAAATTTTGGAAATTGTATGTTGATACAGCTAATTCTTGCTACGTTATTAACAACAGTAATGTCGGTGTTTATGTTGCTGATGGTGCAACGTCTTGGACGGCTAATTCTGATGAACGCCTAAAAGACATTATTGAGCCTATTACTGATGCAACAACTAAAGTATTAACACTCCGTGCTGTTATTGGTAAATACAAAACAGATGAGGAAGGTAGGCGCCGTTCTTTCTTGATTGCCCAAGATGTTCAAGCGGTGCTGCCAGAAGCAGTTTCTGTTGGCATGGACGATATGCTTGGCGTGCAATACACGGAAGTAATCCCACTTCTCGTTGCAGCCATTAAAGAACAGCAAGCACTTATCACATCCCTAACCGCCCGTATCACGGCACTTGAATCAACCTAAAGGAAATATCATGACAAACTGGACAATCACCCAAACCAACTACCTGACTTCTACAGGTTACATCACAACAGCACATTGGACTGCTACCGCCGTGGATGGAGACTACACAGCTTCTATCTACTCTACCTGCTCATTTGGTGAGGGTACTCCCACAATCCCTTACGCTGACGTTACAGAGCAAGAAGTATTGGAGTGGTGCTGGGCTAATGGCGTAGACAAAGACGCTACAGAAGCCGCCTTGGCCGAGCAGATCGAACTGCAAAAGCACCCAGTACAAGAAGCTGGCGTACCTTGGTAAGGGGCAAGCCGCTGGCCCCATTATCAGCGGCACATTGAAAGGAACTACGATATGGAAAACAAAAAGCCCCAAATCGTGACAATCGACGGGACTGATTTCGACGTTAACGACTTTAACGAGAACCAGCTTCTCCTGCTGAACCACACAGCAGACTTGGATCGTAAGATTGCATCGACTCAATTCCAACTGCAACAATTGAACGTTGGTAAGGATGCATTCTTGACTATGCTGAAAGAAGCACTGAAAGAGCAACCTGCCGAAGCAGAGGTAAAAGAATGAGCGATGTAAATTCAGCTATTGCCGCAGCGGCATCGGACGCATTAGTAAGCCAAGTGACTGGTAAGAAGTTTTATCTTTCTAAGACATTTTGGGTGAACGTAGTCTGCGCCGCCGCGCTCGGTCTTCAGATGAAGTATGGCTTCTTGATCGGGCCAGAGCTTCAAGCTCTAGCGCTTACAGCAATCAACCTTGGTCTGCGTAAGATTACAAATCAACCCGTAACTTGGTAAACTGACACATTAGTTGGTATAATGGGGGGATTCGTTCCCCCCTGTTTGGAGCCGAGATGAATGAGTTGTTTAATTTACTCAAGGGTGCCGCTCCCGTTTTAGCTAACGTGATTGCCGGGCCTCTAGGAGGAATGGCCGTTGCGGCTATTGCCAATAAACTTGGCGTTCCACCAGAACAGATTCCATCCGCCATCCAGAATGATCCAGAAGCCTTAGCCAAGATTAAGGAACTGGAACTGGAGTACGCTAAGCTGACATTCCAAGACCGTGCTTCGGCCCGTGAACGGGAGTCAACCATAGCGGTTAGCGCAGCTCCCTTTGTAAGTAAAGTTATCACTCCCATCTTGGCGCTGGTCATAGTAGCCGTGTGGGGTTTGATCCAGTGGTTCCTCTTAAATAACACCGTTTCTACAGAGATGAGAGAACTTGTCATCCGAGTACTAGGTACGATGGATGGTGCTTTGATGTTGGTTCTTTCCTACTATTTTGGCTCATCAAATGAAAAGTAACTTTGATCTGGCTTTGTCACAACTCCTCAAACACGAGGGCGGCTATTCAAATAACCCAAAGGACCCGGGTGGTATGACCAACCTTGGCGTTACGAGAGCCGTGTGGGAGTCTTACGTAGGACGACCATCTTCTGAAAAGGAAATGAGGGCACTGACTCCGGCTCAGGTGGCTCCTTTGTATAAGCGTAAATATTGGGATGCAATCAATGGCGATAGTCTGCCTTCTGGCTTGGATATATGTGTGTTTGACTGTGCGGTAAATTCGGGAGTGGGTAGAGCGGCTAAGATGCTACAAGGAGTTCTGGGTTTGACTCAAGACGGAAGCATCGGCCCAAAGACTTTAGACGCCTGTAAGACGCACACTACCAAAGATTTGATTGACAAGTTCTCTGACGCCAGACAAAAGTTTTTGGAGTCGCTTCCCACGTTTGGTACGTTTGGAAAAGGTTGGACATCTAGGGTTGCTGAAGTAGAGAACAAAAGCACTCTCTTGGCATGACCACTATACTGGCTGACTTTAAACTTGGTGTGATGGTTGCTGACTCAAGCATCAGCGACGGGGACCGCGTATGGAGCGGGAGAAAAGTATTTAGGTTCAAGGGGACTCTTCTCGGCTTTTCGGGAAACATAGACGAGGCGATAGAGTTTCTAGGTTGGTATAAAAAGGGACTCAAGGATAAACATCCTAAATTTTCTAATTCTCATGCCCTCGTAATGAACGACGCAGGGCTTTTTTATTTTGGCGCTTCATGTATAGGTCAGCCAATTAAGAGCGGAATCGAGGCGATAGGTACGGGTGCTAAAGCAGCCATCTGTGCTTACGAGGCGATGGGGTTTCAAAAACCCGAGGCAGCAGTGAAACTTGTGTGCAAGCATGATGCTGGGTCGAGAGTCCCGGTACGTACCTATAAACTAAGGCCATGAACTACTCTGATTACTACCAATTCTGTACCGTCCGCCAACTGGAATATTTACAGGCTATAGAAGAACACGGAAGCGCAAGATCCGCAGCCAAACATTTAGGGGTTAACAAAAACACCATCAACGAAGCAGTTGCTTCCGTAAAGAAAAAAGCCGCTTTACAAGGATTTTCTCCTGAGCATGATTGGACTCACCCCGTTCCCGAGACTCACATTGCAAAGGGAATCAGCACCTACTACAACGAAGAGGGAAAACCTACCGCTACTTGGGTTAAGGCAGACATCAAACAAGGTGCCTACCTAGAAGCGGTTAAAGAGGCCGTGGCAGCATTTATTGAAGACGTTCCCAGCTTACCAGTGGCTCAGGCTCCGAAGAAGTTTAACTCCGATGTAATCCCTTGGCTCCAGATTGGAGACGCTCACTTAGGTATGTTGGCTCACGCCGCCGAAGTGGGGGAGAACTTTGATCTCAAGATCGCGGAACAGGAACTGTGCGGAGCTATCTCTATCCTGATTGACGAGCTTCCCTCCTGCGAGAGGATGGTCATCAACGATCTGGGTGACTTTACCCACTACGAAAACTATACAGGGACTACAGAAGCCAGCGGACACGCACTAGACTGCGATACGCGCTTTCCTAAGATGATTAAAACCTACAGCCGGGTGATGAGGTTTATCGTTGATAAGTGTTTAGAGAAGTCTAAATTCGTAGACGTGATCGTGAACCAAGGAAACCATTCTCGGACCAACGATATCTGGATGGCCGAACTCTTGCGCGTGGCTTACGGCGAATCTGGTCGGGTGAATATTCTTAACAACGAGAGCGTGTTCATTGCCTATCGCATGGGGAATACGTTAGTAATGACTCACCACTCCGACAAGTGTAAACCTAAAGACTTAGTAAATGTGATGACCTCAGACTTCAGAAAAGACTTTGGGGAAACAGAACACCACTATATAGACATCGGCCACGTCCATCACGGAATGGTCATGAAAGAACATCCATCGGTTTTTGTGGAGTCGTTTAACCACCTCGCCGGATTGGATAAATGGGCGCACGATTTTGGTTACAGGAACCGAAAATCTATTACAATCATACTTAGAAGCAAGACTTACGGGGAAGTTGGTAGACGCTTACTTCCAATTCAAGAAATTCGTGCTAGACTTACCAACGCATCTGGTAAAATAGTCAAGCCAAAAGAGGTATACTCTGTATGAGTCAAGCTCTTATTATCGTCACGGGATTAATTTACACCGTGATTGCTGTAGATCAATACATTAAAGGCGGGACGGGACCAAGTATTATGTTTCTTGGGTACGCTTTAGCCAATATCGGGGTCTATCTACAAGCAAAGTAGTTTTCTCCCGTAGATAAGAGAGAACATGCTTAAAAAGATCATATTTCGTCCGGGTGTTTCAAGGGAGAACACAAGGTACGCTTCCGAGACGATTGGCCCTGTTAACTCGCCTACGCAAACGGTAGGCGGGTGGTATGAATGCGACAAAGTAAGATTCAGAGCCTCTACTCCCGAGAAGATTGGTGGTTGGATTCCTACAACTTTAAACACGTTCCTTGGTAAATGTAGGGCTCTGTGGGCTTGGGCTACTCTAGACGGGACTAAGCTCGTTTCCGTTGGGACGAATCTTAAGTACTACATCATGCGGGGCGGTGTTTACTACGACATCACTCCCGTTCGGGTAACGGTTACCCTGACCAATCCTTTTACTGCAACTAATCTTTCTTCTACGATCACTGTAGCCGCCACGGCTCATGGCGCTGTAACGGGTACTTATGTAACGTTCTCTGGGGCTACAGGTCTTGGAGGAAATATTACTGCTGCGGTTTTAAACCGTGAATACCAGATTACAGTGGTGGATGTAAACACTTACACGTTCGTAGCCACGGCTACAGCTAACACGTCGGATACGGGTAACGGCGGAACAGTTTCAGCGGCGTATCAATACAACGTAGGGCCAGAGTTCCAAGTGCCTCTTACGGGTTGGGGTGCTGGTCTATGGGGATATGGTACGTGGGGGAACGGTCAATCCGCTTCTACTTCTATGAGGCTGTGGAGTCAGTCTAACTTTGGAGAGAACCTGATCTTCGGGTATCGCGGCGGACCTATCTTCTACTGGCAGAATTCTCTTGGGGTGGGGACTCGTGCTTCTACTTTGACCACTGGGGACACTCCATCGGTTCAGAACTACTTAATGGTATCGGACGCCAGTCGATTTATAATGGCGTTTGGCGTGAATGATTACGGAAGTTTTGCTCAAGACCCCATGCTAATTAGGTGGTCAGATCAGGAATCTACTACAAGCTGGACGCCATCAGCTACGAATCAAGCGGGAAGTTTGAGACTATCTCACGGCTCTCAGATTATTACGGCGCTTCAGTCTCGCCAAGAGATCTTGGTTTGGACGGATTCGTCTCTTTATGCCCTTCAGTATCTTGGCCCACCAGTGGTTTGGGGTAGTCAGATCTTGGGGGATAACATTTCCATCTTGTCGGAGAACGCTGTTTCTCTGGCTTCTGGTGTAACTTATTGGATGGGCGTAGATAAGTTTTACAAATACGACGGACGTGTCAATACACTACGTTGCGATTTAAGACAATACATTTATTCCGATATTAACCTTCAACAGAACCAACAAGTGTTCTCCGGAACCAATGAAGGATTTAATGAGGTCTGGTGGTTCTACTGTTCCGCCAACTCAACTACTGTAGATAGATATGTTGTCTATAACTACCTAGAAGACGTGTGGTACTACGGTACGATGGCAAGGACTGCATGGCTGGACTCCGGCATTTTAGACAACCCAATAGCCACGACTTACGCGAATACAATGGTAAACCACGAAGTCGGAGTGGACGACAACATCAACGGTACTCCCGTGGCGCTGGCTGCTAATATTCAATCTTCCGAGTTTGACATTGATGACGGACACAACTTTGGATTTATCTACAGGATGCTACCTGACTTGACCTTCAGGGGATCTGCAACTAGCCCGACTCCTCAAGTGACCATGACGCTTATACCGCTGGCTAACTCTGGTTCGGGATATAACATACCTCAATCCGAAGGCGGAAGCAGTAGCGCAGCAGTACAAAGGATAGCCACCGTACCAGTAGAACAATTTACAGGACAAGTATTTATAAGGGTCCGAGGAAGACAACTTGTATTTAAGATTGAATCCAATCAACTGGGAACGACATGGCAGCTGGGCGCTCCTAGAATTGACATCAAGTCTGATGGCAGAAGGGGTAATTCATGACGTACATGATCACATCAACAAGGCCACTAAATCAGGTCGTAGCGCCTCGTTTACCAAACGCGCCTACCCAGTACGAGCAAAGGCACATAGACGCCTTAAACAACGTTTTACGCCTATACTTTAACCAGATAGACGGAATCTTGGGGCAGCTACA